GGGGGTGTAAGCCCAAGCCGCCGAAAATTCTGTCCAGCCATTGGGCAAGGGTTTTCTAGGTCAAAATAGACTGATTTTCGTGGGCTCAGGCGTGGGTGTTAAGTTTTAAGCCACTTTTCGCCAGAAATTTATACAATTTGTTCATGTCTTGTACGGTGTTTATGTTTATCAGATCGATAACGCCTTAATGATCGTTATTTGGTATACAAATAATTACTTCAATCCATCAATAGGTTACGAACAGATCGACACCGTTCGGAAATTTCGGCGGTTTGGGCTTACACCCCCGATCTTGCCGAGGATGAAGTTTTGCGGCGGTCTCGGCATACAACCGGCGAAGGTTGACCTGCCCGCATTGTCGATCTAAGTCGTTCACCAGCGCCTCCGGTCAAACTCGGATTTCGCAACCCCGCCCCGAGCGGGGATTTTTTTACACAAATTATATAGCAATTGCTGTTGACATTATTATAGCGAGTGCTTAACATCTTTCCAACCCGCCGCTACGGTGAAAGTTTCCGCCGGCGGGCCAATCCTCCTTTGGTGGTTGACGTTCCCCCGGTCTTGGGCCGGGGGTTTTTTAGGAGCAGAACATGATTTTCGATCTGCAAGAACTCCGGGAGCGGCAAGGCCGCGAGGCGGCGATGGCCGCCACCGAAGCGCGCCGCCGCGCCAATCTCGCCCGCTGCCTGGACGAATGGCGACCCTACGTGCTGCGCCGCTGCCCGCTTCGCCCGACGGAAAGTCGGGAGGTCATCCAGGGTCAGGTTTACGCCCAGGTCTTGCTGGAAATCACTGGGGCCATGTCATGAGCGCGGCCATCACGATCCGAGTGTCCGGCGTCCGGCTGGACGAGCGCACATTTCTCGGCGTGCTCCCCCCAGCCGCCAAGCGGCTGGGGATGGTGTCCTGGACGGTGAGGCCGGGCACGGTGCGGCTGCACGTCGATCCACGCGAGCCGCTCGTGCTGCTCGACGCAACTGTAACCAGAATGGCCCGCCACGTCGGCGGCACCGCCAGGCGCGAAGGATTCGACGGCTACCGGATCATTGCAGGACAACAGAGGGTGGCAGCATGAGAAACCCGCCAATCATCCGCGCCGTCGTCTCCGACCATTTCGGCTACGTGCTGTGCGATTCCGCCGAACCGCGATACTGGCGTCCTGGCCCCGCGCGCCCGCCCATCGTGCGGCGCTACGCGCCACCGGCCGCACCGGTCGCCGATCCCGCCGCGCCTTCAAAAATATCCGGATACATCCTGGACGCTCTCGCCTTGGTATGCGCCCTGGTCGGCGCCGCCATCGCCTGGGGGGCGGTGCCATGAAAACGGTCGTGGTCCTGATCGAAAAGCTTTTCGTCTGCCCAGTCGCGGTATCCATCCCCGACTGGTGGGACGATACCATCGCCCGTCAGCGTCTCAGCACGCCCGAATCGCTTGGGATGCTGGAGGACATGGCCGATCCGTGCGGCTGGGAAGAGAGCAACGAAGAGCCGGCAATCAGGGCGGTCGGAGCGCCGGGCGGGCCGGTGACGGCGTGCCTGGAGTTCGGCGCCGACGACAAGATGCCGGCACATCCCGCGCAACTGGGCTTGCCGGTATGAGCGTCGCCAGCCTGCTGTACGAAGTGTTCACGGCCAGATTCTATCGCCCGCGCGATGGCGAACAGGCGGAATGCCAAACGCTGGTGGACGCCGGGCTTGCCGTGCCCTGCGCGCAAGGCAAGCTGGACGGCTACCGGGTCAGGGCGGCGGGCTACCGTGCGGTCATGGCGCGCTGGGGACACGGATGAGCGTCTCCGGGTCCGGTCGAATGACCTTGGATCAACTTTCGTACCAGCAGCGGCAAACGCTGCGCGGACTCAAGTGGATCGGCGGCATCGGCAGGCGCCTGGAAATCGCCGAAGCGGCTGGCCTTGACGGCACCCAGGTTGCCAACTCATTGACCATATTGCGAAAAGAGGGCGCGGTTGCCCAGGCGGAAAGCGTGAAATGGGCGCTGACCGACGTTGGTAGCTGTCTTCTGGCCACCGACACGGCAAGAGCGGCGGACAGCGACGAGCCGAAAGCCGCCGTCCAGCCATCGCCCGAATTGCCCCGCCAAGTCGAGACGCCTCCCGCGCCCGTACCGGAGCCCGCGTCTTTCCGGCAAGCACTGGAATCTGAACTCCGGCGTTTGGCGCAAAATCCCGCGCCCGCCGAATTCTCTGCCGACGATGCCGCGCGCCTCTGCGCGGCGATGCGCGACCAATTTTCCGGCATGCCGGCCATATCGGCGATGTTCGGCCAGATGACCGCCTACTGGGAGCGCGTCAATGCCGACAAAACCTGAAAACCGCATGGAATACCAAATCATTGAATTTGGCGATTGCATGATATGAGCGCCACAAAACTTGAAGGCAAGCAAGCCATGGTATACCGGCTGCTCAAAGAAGAAGGCCCGATGACCTGCCGCCAGATCGCGGGCGCCATGACGCGGCCGGCGCTCAGGGAAACCATCACTCGCGGGGCGTTGAAAGCGTATTACAACGTATTGCACAAACTCAGGAATCGAAATGCCGTAGCTCTCTACGGCGGCGGCTGGTTCGCCCTGCCGTCCGATGGAATTTTGCCGTACACGAAATACAGCCGCGTCAAAAAACCGCCCGAAGCGAGCGAAAAGAAAACGCCAACAGAGCGAATCGCGGCGCTCGACACCGACCACGAGCACAGCCAATGGCTTGAAGATGTGCGGCGGCGGCGGGAGCAAAAAGAAAAGCAATGGCAGTGGCAGGCGAGGTGTTGAATGACTAAGAACACAGCATTTCTTCGCGTGCGGCTGGCGCTACTAGAATCTAGGCTATTTCTTTGCGATTGGCCGCTGTCCGGGCTGGTAGCGGCCGGCGAATGGGCGAAGAAAAAAAGGCTGCGGTATGCGGTAACGGCTTGCCTAGCCAGTTCCCAATTTCGGAGACAGCTTGCAAAAAAATCAAGCGAAAGATAGTGAGCGCGCCCGCTCAGCCTATAGCATGATCGCGAAGGATACAGATGAAAAGACTCACTGCGGAGCGCAATCTGCGCTCGATAATAGAACGCCTTGAGCGGAGGATAACAGAACCAGAAGTTGTCATTAAATCGGTATTTCTGTTTGGCTCTATGCTGACCGATAAACCGAATCCTGGAGACATTGACCTTGCATTGGAATATCGATCAAATTTATTTTCTGAGTACCCGTTTTACTACGCCGCTAAAGCAGTCGATCAAGCGTTGGTTCGCCTGAGAAAAGGAATGAAACGGGTATCTTTTCATTCGCTTTCGGAAATTTATGAGTTTAAATATCCATGCAAGCAAATATGGCCCATTCAATGAATCCCCGCTTCGTCCGCATGCGCGACGCCCCGGCCTATCTCGGCATGGACCGAGAGGTTTTCGTCGCCAAAGTACGCCCCCACTTGACCGTAATTCCCATCGGAGCGCAGGGCATCGCCTTCGATCGGCTTGACCTGGACGCCTGGGCCGACGAGCATAAGCGCCGCAATGGTCGGCCACCCAAAGGAGGTCAGCAATGGCCAGAAAAAACAAAATGCCAGGACTCTACCAGCGGACGGACGGCTACTGGCAGATCGACAAGCGTATCCGAGGTTTTGGATCTGCGCGCGAAAGCACAGGGACGCAAGACTACACCGAAGCCGAGCGCCGCGGCCGAGGCGCTTGGACTGCTCTACGAACTCAATCCCGACATCGACGTCTTCAACCTCACGGATGCGCAGATTCACGACGTCATGGCCATCACCATCGCCAACGATGTCTGCAATCGCATGGATCTACAGCTTGGTCAAACCTACGAGCGGCTGAGGCACGACCCGCAGAAAGTTCAGCTCTTTCGGAAGGATGTGCGGGAGTACGTGCAGTCGGAAGTTCGTGTCGTCATGGAGCAGCTTGGTGGAACGGGGCTCGACCCCAAGCGGCTCGCCCGTAACGTTCTGCGATCAGCAATGGAGGTGTTCGCATCATGACGAAGGTGCTATGCACGTCGGTCGACCACTTGCCCGCGACGCTCGCAGACGGCGAGCGCGCGTTCACGCTGTTCAAGAGCGCCAAGCGCGCCGGCGTTGGGACCATCGCGCAGGGCTGGCGTGGATCGGCGACATGCCCCTGGAAGACATCCACATGGGCACTCTCGCCCCCTACCTCCACTCCCGCAAAGGCCGGGTCAAGGCCGCGACCATCAACCGCACGCTCGCCGTCACCCGCCGCATCCTCAACCTCTCGGCCCGGCTGTGGCGGGACGAGTCCGGCAAAACGTGGCTGGCGGAATCGCCGCTGCTGCAGTTGCTGCCGAAAACCGACGCCCGCAAGCCGCGTAGCGCGTTCCAGACAGCAAGGGTCATGTTGCCGCTGCGGGCGGCCCACTTGATCAGCTTGTTCATTCCCATCTCCCGGCGGCCCCATGCCGCTCTTGATGGTTTATACTACATTTATCGTATACGATATACAAGAGAGTCATGAAAATATTTTTAAACTATCGTATACTATAGCCATGACCAAGAACAAAACGGCTCTGGCAAAGGCCAGGCGAAATTATGAAGGCCGAACAGCCCTCAAGATCGTGACCTTGAGGCTGGGCGCGGAAGCGCGCGAACGGTTGGAGCGGCTGGCGGGCCGCTACGGCGATAAGCGCGCAGCCGTGGAAACTGCGCTAGAGCTGCTGGAAAAATCCACTATAGAAGAGGAACGACTTTGATCGCCAAAAAATCGACTGTTGTTTTGCTTGCCCTGTTCGCCGTACCGGCGTTCGGGCAGACGATTTACAAGTGCCCGTCGGCCACTCCCGGAGCGCCGCCGATCATCCAGCAAATGCCGTGTTCGCCCCAGGGCGGCGGGGAGGCGATGGAGGTCAAGCCGCTCAAGGCGAGCGGAGAGGGCCTGCGGCCGGAAGAGATCGCCGTGACCAAGCAGCTTTCCGAGTCCAACCGTGCGGCCGAGCAGCGGCGCGCGGCGGTGATCGAAGAGAGTAAGGCGGAAGATCGGCGCGTCGAGGCATTGAACGTCGAGCGGCGCAAGGCAGCAGCGATGGAAGAGCAGGCGGAGGCGATGCGGGCTTTGCGCTACCGCTATTGAGCCCCGCTTGACCCCGCGCCCCTTCAGGAGCGAGAAGATGACCGTAGCCGAACTAATTGCCTGCCTGCAAAAGCATCCGCAGGAATTGCAGGTCGCATACCGCCTCTACAGCGAGCAGCAGTTGCTGGAAGCGGAAGACATTAAGATTGCGGAAGCGTGCAAACCACGGCCGGATGGATGGATTCAGGACGCGCGCTCTGACAAACCAACGCAGACCTACCTAATGTTTCCGGGCAACTGAGGGCCGATCCACCCGCCGGCCGGTCGCCCCTACACCTCGATTTCGATCCCCGCCAAGGCCGGCGCCGGCCCTTCCACCTTGCCGGAGCGCACGAACGCCATTTGCCCGACCGGCACCGATTGCCCGCTCGCGACGAGGTGCCCGCCGCCGGGCAACTCGATCAGGCTGATGTTTGACCCGTCGCCACGATGGGCCAGCACCTCGCCGACCATCAGCGGATCGGACCCGGACAGCGCCACGTACCGGCTCCACGGATTGCGTCGCCAGGTCATGATTCCACCTCCTTCCGCTCGATTCCCACCGCTTGCCGGACCCGCAGCCCGGCCGACCAGAACGCCGCCACCCGCACGCTGCGCACCATGCCCCGCACCCCGGCGATTTCCGCCAGCACCCCCGGCCGCAGCAGACCCGGCCCGGTGCCGCCCTCGGCCGTCAGCAGCAACTCCGCGCTCAGGTTGTGGCCCGGACCCGCCGCGCTCAGGACCGCCACGCCGCGCGCCCGCAAGGCGTCCACATGGCACAACAGCGGGTCAACGATGGGCTCGGCGGGCACGATAGCCCCATCTGTCCCGGCGATTTTCACCCAGGCCACGTTGCCGTACAGCGTGCCGGACACATAACAGCCGTTCAGCAGCGGCCGGTTTTCCGGCGCCCGATCCAGCGACAGGACCGCCGCCTCGGGGATCCCCACGTCCGCCGTCTGCCCGTCCCACAGCCACGCGGCGGTGGGATAGCGCGGGTACGCGGTGAGGATCGCCGCGCTCGGATCGGTGTACAGGCAGCCGTCCACCGGCTTGACCAGGGCCACCAATTGATCGATTGGCGTCCCGTTCCACGAATACAGCCCGCCCGGCACCAGCCAGTCGGCGGGCAAGTCCCAAACCAGCGTCCAGCCCAGATTGTCGAGCGCCTGTTCCGCCAGTTGCTGGGCGGTGCGCGGGCTGGATTCCACGCCGGCCGAGGGCGCCGTGAACGGGTCGGCCAGCCACGCCGAACGGCTGCGGCCCTTGAGCGATTGCCGGTTTTCGTTGAATTTTCGGCTGGCGCTGGGCGAGTCGAGCAAGAAGCGCCAGACGTGGCCGTTGATCGTCGCCTCCACCTCCACCGGCAGGAACGCGGGCGGTTGCGGTTGCAGCAGCGTCCACCCCTCCGGGCCGGCCAGAGTGGCGGACAGCGCCCAACACCAGCTATCCGCGTCAGTTTCGATGGTCATGCCGGTGACGGCCAGCGGCGCCCGGTCGGGCAAGCGCACCAGAGAGCAGGAATTGAGCACGCGATACACCTTCAAGGCAGGGATGTTGACGGCAGGCCACAGCGGGCAGGGCGAGCGGCCGAGATTGAGGTTGATCGGCCCCGGCGATGTGGGCAGCGGACAGCGTAAGTCCAGATTGACGATGCCGACCGGCGGCTTGTAGGGCGGATCGACGGGCGGCTGCGGCGGTCCCGGATTCGGCGCGTTGGCCGGATAGCCCGCCTGTCGCCAGCGCTCGATTTCGGCCACCGTCAAAAACGCGCCATCGCCGAACCGGTCGGCCCGGGATGTTTGCAGCGCTTCGCCCTGCGCCCAGGGCGCCCGCCAATCCGGCGTCAGGCGTGGCAAGGTCATGACCCAATGGGCCGATTCGCCGCGCCGCAGCCCGTACCCATCGCGCCACGCATCGAATCCCGCGCGCGCGACGAAGCCGCCCTGCCGCCACCGATCCACGCCCGAACCGTGTAGGGGCGGCCGGCCGGTCGGAGCTGCCGCCCACCGATCCACGCCCGAGCCGATCAGCCGCGCCGAATCGCGCCACCGCACAGACGACCCGCCGACGAGTAGGGGCGGCCGGCCGGTCGCCCCTGCCGCCCACCGATCCACGGCCGAGCCCGGCAAGCGCGCCGAATCGCGCCACGCCAGCGCCCGGCCGGTCGGAGCTGCGTCCGCCTCGCGCCAGTCTTCGGCTGTGATGGCGTGAACGGCGGAGAGCAGGTTTGGATCGTAGGCGATGGCCGCGATGGCGCGGGCGCCGCCGGTGCGGGCCGCTATCGTCGCCCTGACCGACAGCCGGACCCGGATGGCCGCCGATGCGCCGCCGGTGCGAGCGGCAACGGCAAGGGTCCGATCATCGCTGCCGCTCGTCAAATCGAGATCGACGATGCCGACCGGCGGGGTGTAAGCGCCCGTTAAATCGAGGTTGACGATGCCGACCGGCGGAACGTAGTCCGCCACGGGCTAGCCCTCGGCGGCGGCGAACGAGGTGATGGTGCTCAGCGAGCCGGCCACCAGCGCCAGGTTATCCATTTCGATGGCCTCGCCGCTACCGACCTCGCCCGCGTCATAGTCGCCGATCACCGCCCCCAGCGCATCGAACGCCCGCCCCCAAACGGCGGTGCCGGTGGCCAGGTTCAGCGCGGCGGCGATGGTGTCGGCGGTCAGCACGCCATCGGTCACGACACCGAACGGATCGGGCAAGTCGAACTCGGCCAACTTGGTTTGCGTCGTGATCGCGGTATCGGGAGTGGCCGGAACCGGCGCGGTGTAAATCGACAGCGTTCCGCCGTCCAGCCAGGCCGAATGCAGCTCGGCGCGGGCCGTGCGGCGGGCGGCGGCGAAGCGGATCAGGTCGCTCACGGCATCGGCTCCGGCGTCACGAGGTCCGCGATGGCGGCATTTTTCGGATTGTTTCCGCTATCGAATGCGACGATCACGTAGCCCTGCGGCACGTTCTTGAGATATTTCGCCTCGTAGGCTCCGCTCGCATCGCTCCAGATTTCGCGCAGCGGAAGTCCGCTCGCTCGGTCGAACACGATAACGCGGCGCCGTGCCTGCGCTCCGCTGACCGTAATAACTCCTCTAGCTCGGTGCTGGCCGCCAAACAGCGTATCGATTCCGCGCACCATTAGAGGGCCGATCAGTTTTCCGGCCATTATCGCCACGGCCCCGATATATCGACGAGGAAAGCGTAGTTTGAACCGCCTGATACGATTTTTTGCACCATCAACGTTCTCCCCTCCAGACCGGATATGGCGGAATGGAACGATCCCTCGGTCAGCGACGACGCGATATGAGCCGGCGCGTAGATCCCCGGCAACACCCCGCGAAACGTCGCGACGTTGCTATATAGAGTCCCGCCCTCCCACACATCAACAGACGAACACAACAGACGATTGTTGATCGAATCCGGATAAGGGATACCGGAATATCCCATCCAATTATATGACATGACGTGACCGAGCTTGATGACCTGAATTGCCGTTCCGGTTTGCGTGTGCGCGCGCGGCATAAAATGCCCGTCGTTATAATTGCAAGCCTGTATTCGGCATTGGTTCCCCAATGTCGTCGTTGTGCCGACGATGAGTAGTGTTCTATACGCATCTGGCGATTTTTCGCTTGCGATATCGCCGAATAACCAACCTACCCAGTTCGCCCCGGCGTCATAATTGACCATCAGCACGAATCCCATAGCGTCGCCGATCAACCGCCACGGACGCGCGGCCGAGCTTGCCGCAGAGGATTTCGGCGCGTAGCCGCCCCCCGACAATTGCGCATCGGTCGGGAAAAGCCCGGTTCCAGTATCGACATCGGACATTGATTCGTAGCCACGGACGCGCGCGTAGGTAGCTGAACCTGCCCCGGTGTCGTCTATTCGCAAATACATCCGGCTGCTCGCCACATCATCGGCGCGATAGACGGCTTTGTTCGTGCCGCTGAACACCTTTGAAAACCCGAGCGGCGCCCGCTTGGCGGTAATCGTGCCGGTTGCGGTCTGATCGGCGATGCCGGAAGTGGCAAAGGTGAATGTGGTGCTGTTCGGGACGCTGGCGATGCGCCAAGTCCCGTTCAGCCCGGCCGGGGTGGCGCCGGCTATCGTGATCACGGGACCGACCGCGCCGCCGACCATTGTGAAACCGTGCCCGGCGTTGACCGTGCCGGTGGCGACGTTGCCGGCGACGACAAGCGAGTTGAGGGTGACCGTGCCGAAACCGTCCTTCAGGCAAGCGTCTAGCACCGAAATGAGTGCGCCGGGCGTGCCGGACAGCGCCGGTGCGCCGGCCATTGTCGAGTCGTAATATCGGACACTGGCATCAAGCATCAACGTTTCCTATCAGTAAAAGCTCGACCGAATCAATATCTTGTCCGGTCGGGTCGGACGGCTGCACGGCGCGGATCAGGGCGATGGGGTAGTTCGCGCCGTTCACGTTGAAGCGCAGGCAATTTCCGGTCGCCCAGCCCGCGCCCCAGCCCTGGTGAGGGATGGTGAAATAGGGCTGGCCGGTCAGGCTGTTGACCGGGGCGCAGTCTTGCGTCGTGTCGCCGACGCCGAGGAAACCGAGGTTTTCGCCGATAACCTGGAACGCGGTGGTGCTGGTGAACGGGACCAGAATCCGGTCGGCGTTGGCCCCGAGGTTCGACACGACAACGGGCCATTGTGCATCGTTGTACTGGGCCAGCGGCTCGGAGCCGATCAGCTCGTCGGACCAAACGCCGGTCCACGTCGATTGCGCGAACAGGTTGGACACGCGGGCTTGCATCGTGCCGATGGGCAGCACGGCGGAGCAGCGCGATGCGTCGGCCGGGTAGGCGTGCGACAGGGCTTTGTTGAGCGACAGCTTGCCGGAAATATCCACCGCGACCAGCCGCGCCAGATCGGCGACCGTGTGAACGATTTTGTACGGCGCCGAAAAGCCGGTCAGGTTCAGGGTGGGCGACATGGCGACGATGCCCGCCACGCGGTCAACGGTGTATTGATCGGCGCCCAACCGCTTGTCGGCGGCGTCTTCGATCACCGCCCGATACAGCCGGGTCCGGCCGCAATCGATGACCTGGGTGGGTGACAGGCTGGATTGGGTGAGGATGGCGGTGTGATGCACCAGCACCAGTCGGCCGCTGTTGAAGATCAACGCCTTACCGTCCGGCGGCAAGCGGGCGGCATTCAGTCCGAGCAGCGCCGAATCCGGCGGCAGAAAGGTTTGGGCGACGGCGTTGTAGACGATGGAATCCGCCGCGACCAGGCGCGGTTGCCAGATTTTCAGCGTGCCGGCGAAGTCGATGCGGTGGGCCGGGTCGTACCAGACCTCGGCTTTTTCGTCCAGGGTCAACTCCGAGTCCACCCGCCAACGCCCGAACCGGGCGCGGATCACGCCCAACTGATAATCGGCGCGGATCGTGCAGTCGGAGTCTTCAAGCAGCCCGGTCCCGTCCACCGTTTTTAATTTTGCCTCGCCGTCCAGCGCGCTGTAGCGCAGTTGCAAGGTGCCCGACTTGAGCGGCGAAATCGGCGCCCGGAACACGACCTGATCCACCGGCTGCGCGGCCAGATCGGTCAGCAGGCTTTCCAGCGTCACCGCGTTGCTCGCGCCCGGCGTCCAGTTGTCGATGCGGGCGATACCCGAACTGGGGTCCAGGCTCCCGGCCAAGGTGCCGGCGCCGGTGTCCGGGGCCGGGTTGCGGTAGATCTGCCCGGCGGTGTCGGCGAACAGGTCGGCGCCGATGCGGAACCGCAGCGAGCCTTGGACGGCGGTTTCGGCGTAGCCTTTGGTCAAGTCGATTTCGAGCTGGGCGAGCGTCGCGGTTTCGGTCGCGGCCGAATCGCCGCCGACCGTGCGGTAGCGCACCTTCACGTAGCCGCTCTCGTCCGGCGGGTACTCGGCGCCGGCCGGGATGTACTCGAACCCGTCGAACGTGGTGCGGTAGGTGTTGACGATCAGCGTCCCGCCGCCGGATGAGGTCGTGCTGGTGCCCAGCAGCTTGGGGCTGTAGATCGGTTTGGGGAGCGAAACGGACACGTCGGGCAAAAAATCCAGCGTGCCGGCGGCATAGTTGACCGTGCCGTTGGTGCCGCCCGAAATCGTCAGCGCTCCCGCGCCGTTGTCGCGCGCGATCTTGATCGGGTCAAAGCGCCGCATCGGCGGGGCGATGAATTCCACGGTGGTGGACAGCGCGGCCTCGTAATCGATCACCAGCAAATTCCACTCCACCTCGACCGTGTTCGCCCGGACATTGGTGTGGTCCAGCGTCAGCGCCAAATGGCCGTTCGGTTCGCGCAGCGGGTGGGCGAACGCCTTTTCGTAGGGCGTGCCGTGGTCGTAGCTCAGGGAGAATTCGGTGTTCAGGCTGGGGAGCACGGTCGGGGTCACCGTCCATTCGCCGGTGGCGTAGCGAACCGTGCCGCTGCCGCCGGTGCCGGTCAGCGCGCCCAGGCCGTTGTCGTTCAGCGTGTAAGTGACGCTGTTGTAGGTCCATTCCAGGGTGACCGAGTTGGGCGCGAGACCGGTGTGCGCGGCGGTGCCCCGGACCACTGCGGGCGGCACGGCGGACCCGCCCTTGGCCGAGTACTGGGCCAGCGTGCCCCAGGCGTAGATGATCTCGGACCCCACGTCGGGCAGGGCGCCGGTGCTGATCGTCGCCGTGCCGGTGGCGAAACTCAGGTTGCCGCTGCCATAGCTTGAATCGGCGCCGCGCAACACCCCGCCCCCTTGATCGGTCAGCGTGTACCACTGGTTGTTGACCCGGTAGGACACGCGGAGAGTTTGCGGCGCCGGGATCGGCGCGAGGGTGAGCACCCAGACATAGCCGCGATTTTCGGTCGTGACCGCCTGCGAGGCGGTGTCCGCCACGCGCAACGGCCGGCCGGCCGGCTTGAAGGTGACGGTCTTGCTGGCGGCGCCGTAATTGGGGCAGGACGAGTTGAAGCGGCAAACGCCGTTGCCGTAGTCGATGTTTCCGATCACGGCGGTCGCCAGCTTGACGTTGCCGTTATCGTCTGTCAGGGTGGCGCCGGACACGGCGATGGACAGCGTTCCCGGCGTGCAGGCGGTGCCGAGGAACAGGCTGGCGTCGGGCTTTACGCACTGGGTCGCGGTGGTGAAATTCACCGTCGCGGCATTGGCGGCGACCAGAACGGCGGAATCCGCGCCGGGGGTCACGTCCGGCAGCGCGGTTTCGGCGAACGCGGTGGGAATCAGCGGCGAATAGAGCGAGTCCACCATCACCGAAAAATCGCCCAGGGCCGCGCTTTCGGCCAGCGGACGCACGCCGTACAGCGGCACCGCCTCGGCGTTGTAGCGGGTCTCGTAAACCAATGCGGTGGCATTGCCGGGGGTCGGGTCGCCCCTGGAGGGCTCCAGTCCCGCGTAATCGCCCGCGAGCGGTTCGGCGATCTCGCAGGTCAGCACGCGGACCTGATATTGGATCGTGACGGTGTTCACCACTTCATACTGGGTTCGCACTTCATCCGTAACCCTGGTCACCCAGGCGAATTGCGAGTGCTGCTCCACCGCACCCGATTGTGCGACCAGCTCGACGCGCCCACCGGCGGGCAGCAACGGCGCTTCCGGCCGCTGCCAGAGCAGCAGGGCGCGCTGGCCGGCGAGATGCTGACCGTACAGCCAGCCGTTGTAGCGCGGCCCTCGGGTGATGGTCTGCTCGATGCGGGCTTGCAGGTCGGCGCGCTCGTCGTAGCCATCGCCGGTGGAAAAGGCCAGCACGGACACGGCGGGATCTTCCGGCTCTCTGAGCACCGCGACCCCGGCGTCGAGGTATTTGTCGGTATTGGCGCTGGTGACGGCGGCGAACACTTTGCGGATGGAGGTATCGCCGGCCGCGCGGTCCTGGTCTGTCACGTCGTCAAAGATCTGATTCTCGACGCCCGATTCGATGGCGTTATCGGTCATTCGCCCGCCGCCATCGGCGAAGTCTGTCATTCGCTCCGCTTGAAAGAATTTGAGATCGGATACGGCGATGGTCATCGGAGACTCCGGTTTTTGGCGGACTCAAGCGCGTCCAGGAAGTCGTTGGGGTCGCTGTCGGTGGTGGCGGTCAGGGTTTTGCCGCCCGCGCCCAGCAGGTTGAGTTGGTAGACCTTGGCGACGCCGGTGGATGAGGTGCCGCCGCCGGTCTTCGAGGGCGCCCGGCCGGTCGTCCCGGTGTTGCCGTCGGCGGCGGTCTGTTCCCGCTCCCGCTGGTTCTGCTCCAGATTCCTTTCTTTCAAGTCGAACAGCTCCTGCAATTTCCGCTTTTGCTCTTCGTACAGGGCGATCAAGTCGCGGTTTTGGGCGCGCTGCGCTTCCGCGAGCTTATCGTCAACCTCGGCCAGGGCCTGTTTTTGTTCGAGTTCCAGCTTGAGCTTGTCGGCGGCGGCAGTGTCGCCCTTTTCTGCCGCGATTTCCGCGTTCAATTCGGCGATGCGGTCGGCTGCGGACTGCGCCTCTTCCTGCATCTTGCGCAGCTTGGCGTTTGCGGCGTCGATGGCTTGTTGGAGCTTAGCGAGCCTGGCATTGTCCAGCAGGCCCATGCCGGACTTGGCCGATTCTGCCGCGCCGATCATTTCGATCAGATTTTGCGTGTTCGCGCCCGTGTTTTTTGCCAGCGCGGCCAGTTCAGCGCCCAAACTTTCCGCCGCAATGGCCTGTTCAAGATAAGATTTGCGGGCAGCGTTGGCGGCGTTCGCGTTCGTAAAAAACGCGCCGGCCAAGACGCGCCCGCCGGTTGTGTTGTGCTTGATCGCCGCTTCGGTCTGATTCAGCGCCAATTTGAGTTTGCCCAGTTCGCCGGTCCACTGAGCGCCGAAAGTCTTGCCGATGTCTTGCAGGCCGAGCGATGCGGATATCAGTTGGTTCATGCCTTTGGACAGGCCGGACAATTGCCGCAGCGCGCCGGTGGCGGCGTCTTCCATCAGGGTGTAGGACTGCGCTTGCTTTTTGCCGGACTCGGCGGCTTTTCCCGACGATTCGGCTGATTTTTCGCTGGCTTTCGCGTGTCCGCGCTCGGCATCGGCGGCTTTGTTGGTTTGCGTGGCGGCCAGGGCTTTGGCCTGGGCCGTGGTGCCGGCTTGCGCGGCTTCGGCTTGGAGCGCTTGCAACTTGAGTTGCAGGGTCGCAAGTTCCTGCTGCTGCGCGGCCGTGCCGCCGTTGATCGATGCGAGGTAAGCTTGCTGGGCGGCAACCGCTTTCGCCAGATCGGCCGCTTCCTGTTGCTTGGCTTCCGCGACCTTGCGGGCGGTGTCGGCTTCGACGCGGGCGAGTTCGATGCTTTTCGCGGCGGCGCCGGCCGAGTCCCCCTTGGCGCGGGCGAGATCGATTTCGGCGCGGATCGCATCGGCCTGGGCGTCGCCGGTCTTTTGCAGTTGCGCGGCGTAATCGCCTTGGCGCTTGGCGGCGTCTTCCGCCGATTTCGCGGCGGCTTGCAGTGCAACGGCCGATTTTTTGCTTGCCTCGGCAGATTTTGTCGCGGATGCGGTTTGCTTTTCGGCGGCGGCGGCAAGAGCGGCGTTGGCATCGCTGGCGGACAGCAGCGCGGCGCCGTAGTCTCGGGCGGAGATTTTGCCGCTCTCGAAATCGCTGCGGGCTTTGGCGCTGGCGGCGTTGGCAAGATCGGCGATCTTCCGGTATTCGTTTAGCGAGGTTGCGACTTCGGCGATGGCTTTCGCCGGGCTGGCGTCCGCCAGTCTCTTTTGTTCGTCGGCGACTTGCTTGATCCCGCCCGCCGCACCGTCGGCGGACCCGGCCAAGCGGTCGAAGGCGCCCTTGATGTCTTCGCCGTCCTTCGCGATGGATTGGGTCAGCTCGCCGGCCTTGGCCGCGAGTTCGTTCGCGGTCTGGCGCAGTTCCGCCGCGCGCTCCAGGCTGCCGAGCCCGACCTTGCTGGCTGCCGCTTCGATGATGGCGATGTTGGACACCGCCGAAGATGCGACGGCCAGCAGTGAAGCGCCGATAGTCTTGACTCCGGCCGTCAACCCGTTCCACGCGATTTGCACCACGCTGGCCGCCGTGGTGCCGGCGTCCTTGATGCCGGTGAAAGCGTCCCTGGCGCCGGTGGCGAACGCCTGTAAGGATTGCAGCGCGGCGTTGAAGTCGAAGCCGGCCACAAAATCCCGCCCGGCTTTGATGGCCGTGTCGGCGAAGGCGCGGATCGCGTCCTGCACCGGCTTGAGCGCGCCCGAGGCGAGTTTTTCGTTCAGCGCGGTCGCCAGATCTACCGCCTGTTTCGTGAGCGGCTCCAGCACCGGATCGAACAGCGCCGTTTTGACGTTCGCCCAGGCCGCTTGCAGGGCGGACAGCGCGCCTTTGAGGTTGCCGCTGATCCCGTTCGCCGCCGCTTCCGCCGCGCCGTCGGCGCTGCGCAGTTGGGTTTCCAGCGCCGCCACGCCCTCGGCGCCGGTCTGGATCAGCGCCCGCAGTCCGGGGCCGGCCGTTTCGCCGAACGCCAGAATCGCGGCGTTGCTGGCGTCGCCTTTCAGCTTGAGCTGGGCGATGACTTCGCCGAAATCGCGGCTGGTGATGCCGAGGGCGGACAGCTCTTTGCTGGCGGCGCTGGCGGGGTCGATCAGTTGGGTGAGGATGGCCGCCAACGCCGTTCCGGCCTTTTCGCCCTTGATGCCGGCGTTGGCCAGGGCGGACAACGCCGCGACGGTGCCCTCCAGGTCCATTCCGGCCGTCTTGGCGATGCCGCCCGCAATGGATAGCGCCACGGCCAAGGCGCTGGCGCTGGTGGTTGAGACGTTCGCGCCCTTGGCCAGCACGTCCGCCATGCGTCCGGCCTGATCGAAGCCGAGGCCGACCACGGACAGCGAGTCGGACAGCTTTTCGGCGGCGGCGTCCATGCTCAGCCCTTCCGCCTTGGCGAGCACCAAGACGGGCGGCAGGGCCTGCATGACTTGGGTGGCGTTCAGGCCGGCCGCTGCCAGCGCCTCCATGCCTTGCGCGGCTTCCGTCCCGGTGAATCCTAACTTTGGGCCGATTTCCGTCGCGGCCTGCTTTAGCTTCGCCATCTCGGCGGCGGTGAAGCCGCCTTTCGCCGCGACTTTGGATA